AGAAAATTTAACAAATAAAACTAGCGTTCAAAAATTAATACATTTTAATGTACATAATAGAAATGGTAGATTATATCAAAAAAATGATTTATTAGAAATAAAATTAGATGAAAATGGTTTGGAATACACAGAATTAGATAGACTTAATGATGTAACTTTATATGGTCAATTTGGTTTTGGTGCTAATGGTGAAAAAATACATAAATATAACGCTACACACTCAATAAATAATTTAAGAATTGAAGAAGATTGGTTAATTGGTGATGTAACTATGTTAAATGATTCAATTGCACACATTTTTGATAAATTAGTATTTAGAGTACGTGGTTTTGGTGATATTAACGATAAAGGTGTTGTTGAAGGGTTGGAAATAATTGGTTTTGATGCAATATTAAAATCTGAAGATAAAATGGTTTAAAATGAAAACTAAGATATGTAACAAGTGTAATATTGAAAAATCTATTGATGGATTTCATATTAATAAATTAGGTAAAGATGGGTATCATAGTCAATGTAAAATGTGTAAAAATAATTATAAAAAAGAATATAATAAAACAAATCAAAATAAAAGACAAGAATATAGATTAAAAAATAAACATGTTGGTTTATGGAGGAGTGTTCTTAAAATGTCTCTATGGCGATTAAATACTAAAAAAGAAGGTTATACTATTGACCTTCTTGGTTATTCATCTTTAGAGTTTAAAGAATATATTCAGCAGTTATTTACCGAAGGTATGTCGTGGGATAATCATGGTGAGTGGCATATTGACCACATAAAATCAGTTAGCAGTTTTGATACAACTGAACACCCTAGTATTGTTAACGCATTGTCTAATCTTAGACCAATATGGAGTACAACTAGGGTGATTAATGGTGTTTATTATGAAGGTAATTTGAATAGAAATAAAATTAGACGTAAAAAATTATAATTCATCATCTAATATTTTTTGAATTAATAATTCAGTTTCATCTTCTTTTGAAATATTCTCGACACCTAATATTATATTTATTACTTCTTGTTTTTGTTTTAAAATTTCCCACATTCTCATTGAGATTGTACCATCAAATAATTGGTAATATACGTTTACGTCATTCTTCTGACCAATACGATATGCACGGTCTTCAGCTTGTTCATTGTTACCTGTAACCCAATCAAATGAGTTAAAAATAACAACCGTACCCTCAGTAAGTGTAATACCAACACCAGCTGATTTAATATTACCAACAAAAACCTTAACCTTATCATTGTTTTGAAATGCGTCAACAGATTTTTGTTTCATAGAATTAGACATAGGTCCGTTATGTTTAACAGCCGCTTTACCAAAATGGTCAGCAATTGTATTTAATTCATCTGTGAAACTTGTAAATACAATAACCTTACGACCCATTTCGATTGCATTTTCAACCATTTCAATAGTGTAGGGTATTGCTTGTTGTGCAATAAATTGTCTAAGAAGAATTAATTCTACTAAATCCTTCTGTTCTTCTCTCACCTTTTTACCAGCAGCTTTTTTAGCCAATATGTATTCTTCCCATAAATATTCATATTGTTTTTTTTGCTTACTATCCAACAAATGATACATTGGAGAAACAACTTTATCTGGCATATCCAAAACTTCTGTTTTAAGTCTTCTAAGAATAATATTTTTAGTCTTAGAAGCTAATTCTTCTAAATTACTAGCACCATCAGTAAGCCATATTTGTTTTTTTTGACCATTTTTAAGCGTTCTAAAGAACTTTCTACCTTCACAGTATCTAGTTGCATAGTGTTGCCAATTATTAGCTATAGGAGACTTTATAATCTTTAACAAATTAAAGAAATCCATAGGTCTGTTAGCAACTGGTGTACCAGTTAATAACCAAACTTTTTCTATATTATGTTTAGTTGATAGTTCGACCATAATTTTACCTCTAATACTATCATTATTTTTAAGATAGTGAGCTTCATCTATTATACATAAATCATAACCAGCTTCAGCTAATTGTCTATGTATTGTAGGGTGTTCGTTTTCTTTACCTTTTTTTACTAGTGTGTGAAAATTTTTAAGGATATCAAAATTTATTATCGTGAATTTAGAATCTGAAAATTTCTTTCCATCAATAATTGTTGTTTCATTAGAAAAAACGTTTATTTCTCGTTCCCAGTTAATCTTTGTTGATGATGGGCATACGATAAGTATTTTTTTTGCACCACTTTCTATTGCAGCGATAATTGATTGGATAGATTTACCTAGACCCATATCATCAGCAAGTATACACCCGTTTCTAGATAATAAAAATTTTATACCTTCTTCTTGGTGTTGATATAATTTTTTACCTAATTTACTTAACACATCATTGTATTTAGTAAAATCAACATTGACATTTATGGATTCAAAATATGGGTCATCTGTTACTTGTGTTTTTGGTAACCAAAGCAATTTAGATTCACTTTTTTTAGTTAGTTTCCCATAAACGTGGTAAGCTTTTTCTGTTTCAGCTAACATAAATTCGATAAGAATTCTTTTGGGTGTAAAATCTAATTCCATTTTTGTTTTTAATTCTTCACCTAAATATTCGGTAATATTAACTACACGATTCATAAATTGTGGGTCTCTATCTACATTATCTATAATATATCTTGATTGCGTGTCAGTTAACAGCAATTTTTTTGTCTTTAAATATTCAGCCTTAAGTGTTAGTATGTATGGATTATACCCATCATATGTTTCTAACATATCTAATGCTGAACGACCTTTTATATCGTCTAATTTAATCAATCTACATATTCTTTTTTTTTACGTTATAACATTTAAATATAATAAAAAAATAAATAAAAATCAAGGGTTTTAAGTTATTATTTAAAATATAAATATTTATAATAAAAATACATATATGAACAATCAAAATAACAATATCACACCCATAACTAGAATCAATAAATTTTTCTCTGAAGAAGATTTTAATTTAGAGATTTCAATGGGTCGCGAGGCAATTGAAGGTGATGGAAATTTTACAGTTATCCTTTATAGAGTTGACCGCGATATGACAGAATTCGATAATGTTTATGGTGAAGCATCGGCTGATGGTATAAGATATTTCCCACCAGTTGAGTTAAAGGTAATTCCTATAATGGCTGAAGCTGAAAATAAAGCGTATAATGGAAACGGTAGCCTTAGATACTTACAAGATGGGCAATTGACTTTTGGAATTTATGATGCTCAACTAACTGATTTAAAAACACAGATAAGTTATGGTGATTATATTGGATACCCAGTTACTGAAACTGAAATAAGATATTTTAGTGTTGTTAATGATGGTGTGAAAAACTATGACAATAAACATACAATTATGGGTTATAAGGGTGCCTTTAGAACTATATTGTGTGCAAGTGTTGAATATAACGAATTTAAAGGAGTTTAATAATTATGATGCCAAAAGGATACATAACAAATATAGATATTACCAATGGTAAGATTGGTCCAGAGAGACGTCAAGAAATTCTTGATGGTATTGCTGACCAAGGTACTTTTTTACCTAGAGGTGTAAACGCTGAAGATATGGATTCTTCAGTTGTTGATTTTTTTAATTCTGAAGATGGTTTATCTATCAGTATTGATGGAGAGAAGGTACCTGTTATATTTTTAACGATACAAAGATGGAATGAATTTACTAAAACATGGAGCTTCACCGATAAGTATAAAAATATAAGTATGCCATTTATAACAATACTTAGAAAACCAGATATACAACAAGGTCAAAATCAAGCTGGTTTATGGAACATCCCAGGTCGTCGTACTTACACTTATATGAAAGTACCAACATGGGATGGTGCTAGAAGTGGTGTTGATTTATACAAAGTACCACAACCAGTCTCAGTTGATTTAACTTATGAGATTAGAATCTTTACAACTAAAATGAAAGACTTAAATTTATTTAATACAGCTATTCAATTAGCCTTTCAATCTAGACAATGTTATATAAACGTAAAAGGACATCCGATGCCATTGCATTTAGAGTCTATAGGTGATGAGAGTAATATTGATGACTTTGAAAATAAAAGATTTTATGTTCAAACTTTTGAAGTGACTTTATTGGGTTATTTGTTAGATGAATCTCAATATGAGGTAATTCCAACTATAAATAGAACTGTAATGGCTTTAGAAATTGATGAGAGAAAAATATTTAACGATGTTTTATTTGATGCGTCTAGGAAAGATAATATAGCTAATTTTGCTTTTATTTTTAAACCTAGGTCTAATAATCAATTTAGTTTTACTTTACAATATGATGTAAACTTTACTCAATTAATAGATGTTAAGAATATATCTAGAATAACAATTATATCTAATGGTTCAACGATATTTGATGGTACAATAATGAACACACCTTTAATATTAAGTGCAAATGATATTATAACAATAAAAGTCACTAAAAACTATTTAGCTGTAAGTGAATTTAAATTAGTAGGAACAACAATTACATCATAATGAATAATGGAACAAAATCTTTAAGTATAAACGAAACGTTTATTATAGAACCTGTAGATGGTGTTGAAGTGTATAGTGCATGTACAGCATTTTATACTAATAATATACTTTCATGTACTGGAAATACTGAAATAATTATGGGTATTGGTGGAGTAAGCACTAATTTATCTTTTAGCGCTAACACTTTTTATGGTGATGGTTCTAATCTTACTGGTATATCAACACAAGATACATTTGTTACTGGTGGTACATATTCTGCTGGTACCGCTATTTTTAGAAACAACACAGGTGGTACTTTTAGTGTGTCTGGGTTTAGCACTGGTGCTAACTTTACTGGTGGTACAGTATCTGGTGCAACTAGATTTACCAACGGATTAACCGCTAACACAATATCGGCAACAACATATTATAATGTATCGACAAATTTTCAATACGAGATACACGTTAGTACAGCAGACGGAAACGACACTACAGGCAATGGTGACTTACTAAACCCTGTTGCAACTATTACCAAAGCATTAACTTTATTGACTGGGTCTCGTAAAACAATTATTGTTCATCCAGGTGGATATAATGAAAATGTTACTGTAGCAAATGGTAATACTACAATTGCAACATCTGAACTAACAGGTGCTAATACTTTATTATATGGAACTTTAACTATCGGCACATTAGGTTCTGGCTCCCGTATTTCGGGTTTGAAGATGACTAACCTTGTTATTAGTGAAACGGCTCAAGCTTATATAAGCAACTGTACCGTTGATACTCAAGTAACTAAATCATCTAGTGGTTATGTTGAAATTCTTGACTCAGAACTGCAATGTATTTCAGGTGTTCAAATTTCGGGTGCAGGCATTACTATTATTAATGGTAATAAAAATGTTGCGGTATCAGTAAGTAATGCATCAGCACAGGTTATAATAAAAGGATGTAATAGTGTTGTCACACCTTCAGCTAGTGCAGGTAATTTAGCAATAGTTGATTGTATTGTAACAGCTTTAGGTGGAAATGCTATAACTATTACTAATTCCGCAACAACGTTAACTTTAGTCAATAGTCAAGTTCTTGTCCAAGCAGGTAATAACGTAGCACCAATTAGTGTAGCAGGTATTTATTCAATATTTAATACTATTTACGATAAACCAAATTCTACCCTTAACGGAACAAGTACTAACTCCATTGATTATTTCCAATATATAAATGCAGATAAATTCATAACACAAGGTGGAACATCGTTACAATATGTTATGGGTGATGGTTCATTAAGTAGTGGGTTTACTGGTGGTACAGTATCTGGTGCAACAAGATTTACAAACGGATTAACTGCTAACACAATATCAGCTACAACATATGAAAATTTACCAATAAAATACTATGCTGAATTTTCTGGTTCACCAAGCATTAGACCTATAGTGTATTCGGCTAATAGTATTGCAATAGGTGATGGCGCTGAAGCCTTAAATGAAAATATGTTTGTTGTTGGACAATATGCTGGTCGTGAAGCAACCGATGCAAGTAATTCTAACTTTATAGGTTATGAAGCTGGTTTTGATTCAACCGAAGCGGAAAGTTCTAACTTTTTTGGTAATAGTGCTGGTCGTGAAGCAACCGATGCAAGTAATTCTAACTTTTTTGGTTATCAAGCTGGATATAATGCAACTACTGTAAGTGATTCTAACTTTTTTGGTTATGTTGCTGGTAATGGTGCAACCGATGCAAGTAATTCTAACTTTTTTGGTGAAAATGCTGGTTTTTATGCAACCAATGCTAATGATTCAAACTTTTTAGGTCGAGAAACTGGTTCAGGTGCAACTAATGCTAATTTTTCTAACTTTTTTGGGTATAGAGCTGGTTCTCAAGTAACAGGTGCCAGTTATTCAACACTTATTGGTTTTAATGTTGGGAGTGCTACTGGTGCTAATTTATCAATAGGTTTAAATAATATAATTATAGGGACTAATATTAGTTTACCAACTGGTACACAAGATAGTATCAATATAGGTGGTGTGTTGTTTGGTTCTAACACATATTTTAACAGTAATAGTACCAATCCATTTACTGGTGCTTTATCCACTGGTAGAATTGGTATTAATGTGGTGCAACCAACACATTCATTACATGTATCTGGTGATACAAGGATACAAGGTGGTCTTACTGCGACAACATATAACGGATATAACCCTTTACCGACACAAGCGGCAATTAGTAGTGGTGTTACATTATCTTTTATTACAGATACTGTATATGGAACACTTTTAACACCAGAAACTAGCAGCGCTATTACAGCAAATGTCACTGGTGCTCTTTTGGGTGTTACAAACATTTTAATACATAGTGGTAGTACAACACCTACATTTGAGAGTCAATATAAAAAATTAAGTGGTAGTGGTAATTATTCTGCTGGTACGATAAATTATATTTTTTGTACATATATAGCATCGACAGAAATTATTTATTCTATAAATCAAAGATAATAAGTTATGAGTTTAAGAAGACTGATGTTATTTACGCTAACATCAAAAATAAGAAATATTATTCTATTGTTTAAAAATAGAATCTTTTCAGATTTAGGTAGATTTGAAGCTGAGGATTGTTTGTACACACAACTTAATGATTTAGAATATAAGGGGTTACTAGATTCGGCAAGTTTAGTTATAACACCAAACGGTTATGAAGAGACTAAATTATTTAGTGTTGTTCCAAATGATGGAACAACAGATTTTGCAGTTACAAGAGCTACAGTAGCAACAAGGGTTAATTCACAGGGTCTTCTAGAAACCGTTCCGTATAACCAACTTCAATATACATCTCAATTAGAAAACTCAACATTTACAAAAAGAAATGTAACAATAACTAATAATACACTAACCGACCCTAACAACAGTAACACAGCTTATAATATAGTAGGTAACTCAGGTGTTACTTATAGTTACGCTGGAAGTACTTCAATAACATCAATAATTTCAGAAGGGTTTGCAAATACATTAATCACTCCATTCACAGGTAACGCATCAGTTTACTTAAAATATAATGGTTTAAATAGTGTCAGATTTATTTTATCGGTTTCAACTTCTATAAACCTTACTACATTAGTTTTTGTTCAAGTAAATTTACAATCAGGTGAAATCACAAATTCTCAACTTACGTCATCTGATGGTTTAACAAATATTTCTAATAGTTTTATTGAAAATGTAGGTAATGGTTGGTTTAGAATAGGATTTAAGATACTCACAGCGTCATCAGCTACAAACAATAGATTGGCAGTATCTCTAGGTGACACAATAAAAACAACAGGTAATGGTGTGGATGGTGTGTATATTTGGGGTTTGCAACTTACAGTTGGGGGTAATGTACAAGACTATTGGCCAACAAGTACAAGAATAAATATACCTAGATTGGATTATAGTGGTACCACATGTCCGACACTCCTTACTGAACCACAACTTACAAATAGTTGGATAAATAACAATATTACATCTGGTTATACAAATAACACAAACGCTATTCTAGTGGCAACAATACCTAATGCATTTGGGGAAGGTTTTGATGGGTTTGATTATAATTTTACTGGGGGATTCGAATTTATACCATCATCTACTAACATCAGAGTATTTGACACAAGAACTTTTCCATATCAAAGATTAAGTCTATATATTAAAAACCCATCATCTGATTTCTTTGGTATTTATTTTACAAATGTTGCACAGGTTATATTTAAGTTTTCCACATTAGAAGTAAGTGATAGCACACTAGGTTCGATAAAAAAAATAAATGATGATACTTATGCTCTATACATACATAATGATAATGCTGTTATGGGACAATTTTCACAAGTTAGGGTTGCTTTTGTAACGTCTTTAACAAATGATAATACCTTGAATGGTAGTGCTATTTTAGGTTTGGGGTATCAACAAGGTGTGGTGTCAGGTTCTACATTACCCCTAACCTATAACCCAATAACAACAGGTGCCTCATCAGTTACAAAAAACGCTGAAACACTTACTAAGGTAGGTATTGAAAATCTTATAGGTCAAACAGAAGGTACTTTGTTAGTTAAGGGGTACCAGTTTGATAGAGGGATTGTTTTAAGAATAAGAAACAGTGGAAGTACAACACTTAACAGAATCGCAATATTCTGTGCAAGTAATGATGGAAAAGTTGAATGCTCAATAACTAAAAATGGTACAGCTGTAAATTCAAGTGTTCTGGCGGCACCAAGTGTTTTTAAAAAAAACATTGCCTTTGTTTATTCAAATTTAGGGTTTAAAGTTTTTGTTAATGGTGCTATAATTTTTACACACACATACGCGACACAAACCGATTTTACCGCAGTACTAAATGAACTAAACTTAGGTTCAGTAAGCGAAAGAGCTACAGCTAGATTTGAATTAGTAGCTTTATGGAAAACACAATTAACAGATGAAAAGGTAATAGAATTAACCACATTATGATAAAGATATATAAATTAAAATATGATGATAGAGAATCGGGTATAAACGATTTAATAAATAAGGAAGTTATAAATATTGATGGGGTGATTGGTATGGGTGTACTTGCTGTAGTAGAAGTTGGTAGAATAATATTGTTAGACGGTGTTTGTGATGATGAAGGAAACGAACTTGAAGCGACACAATATTACGATGGGTATCACTTTGACGTTATGAGTGAAAGAGAAATAGATTTTGGTTATAATGAAATAAATGTGAATAACCCAAAACACACTTTTTACGGTTTTTAAATTAAATTAAAATAATCATGATATTTATTTATAAATAAATAAAATATGGGACAATTAATTAGTTCTTTTCCAATAGGTACAATCTTTTATCAAAGTGGTTATGGTTATCCAACACATATAGCTACAAGAGGTTGTACATACATTGATGTTAATACTGCTATTGAATATATCAACAAAGATGGTATTGTTGATTGGGTTCCTTTTTTCGATGGAAGTACGGTAATAACTGGTGATTACTTACCATTATCTGGTGGTACTGTATTTGGACCAACAATATTTACGAGCGGTTTAACCGCAAACACTTTAAATGTTTCAGGTCTAACACAAACCTCAGGTATAACATCAACAGGTGGTGTCACATTTAAACAAGTAACAATTAATTCATCATATACCGCAACAACTTCTGATTATATAATAGATGTAACGGGTGGAACATTTAATGTTACATTACCATCGGCTGTGGGAATACAAGGTAGATTATTAGTAGTTAAAAATAATGGTGGTGGAGCGGTTACAGTTCAACCTATATTAGGACAAAATATTGATGATAAACCATTTGTAATTTTAGGTGAAACAAATACAATTCAATTGGCAAGTAATGGTTCAAATTGGATTGCAATATCATATAATATATCAACAGTAAACTCATCAACGGGTGTGTTCGAATTTACAGGTCTATCCATCGCATCATCAACAACATTTAATGTCGCACCTGTTAAAGGGTGGATTGTTAATGATACAACGAACCCATTAAGCCCTCAACTTTACTATGTTGCTTATAGTGGTGGTGTTCATACCGCAATTTATGTTAATACAAGCACTGAAACTTGGGTGTATCTAACAAGTGGTGGTACAATATCACAATCAAGTATCGAACTGACAGAACAACAAAGAAGACAAAATATATTTTTAGGTAAATTAGGACACGCAAATAAAACAAATATTATTAACGCATTTAGTCAACCTGATTTTGTTTTATCGCCATTGTCTCAATTAAGAGATATGTTTACACCAATCAATCTTATAAATGGTGGGATATATGCCTCACCTAATGGAGCAAATTTAAGTTTTAACACAAGTGCAGGTTATCTTTATGGTTTAGGTATTAATTTTGCAACAAGTACATTAAACCCAAATACACTATATGTTTCGGGAGCAAGTCCCTGTACCTTCCAATATAGAACACAAACAGGTGGAACCGCATCGAATACCACATTTATAGACCCAACAAAATATGATGTTGGTGGTGTTGTAACATCAATTACAGGTACAAAGGCGACCAATCAAAGAATTTATTTGGTTCAAAATGGAATATTTAGGGTTCAATACGGGCAAACAGAATATAACCAATTATCCGCAGCTATCGAGGGAATTGCAACAGAACAATTTAACACATTTAGTAATTTCACAAATAATGGTATATTAATTGGGGTTTTAAGTGTTTTAAGTACCGCAACTAATTTAAGTGATACAACTAAAGCTCGATTTTTTTTCACATCTAAATTTGGTGAAACTGTTGGTGCCGCAGGTGGTGTGGCAACAACAACACTTCAACAAGCGTATAATAATTCATCCACACCTGAGATTGTAACAAATTCAACATTAGGAGCGTTAAGTATTAAAAATGGTACTGGTAATGCTGATAACGTAACTAATTTACTTGAAGGAATTAACGCAGCTGGAAATACAACATCAGTTATAAAAGCTGATGGTTATATATCTGGAACAACTATTCAAACAAATGGTTTGACAGCTACGACAATTTCAGCTACAACATATCAAAATTTACCAATATCAATAAACACTTCTGGTACTACACTATATTCAACTAACCCAAGTACAAGTAATTTTAGTAACAATAATAGTGTGTATTTAGGTTTAAACGCTGGTAGGGGTGCAACAGGTGCAACTTATTCAAATTTTTTAGGTTTAAATGCTGGTTCAGGTGCTACAAGTGCTAGTTATTCTAACTTTTTTGGTGCTGATAGTGGGTTTGGTGCTACAGGTGCGAATTCTTCAAACTTTTTAGGTTTGGAAGCTGGGTATGGTGCAACAGGTGCTTCTACTTCAAATTTTTTAGGTAATAGAACTGGTAAAGGTGCAACAACTGCAAGCCAATCAAACTTTTTTGGTCTTAATGCTGGTTCAGGTGCAACAAATGCTAGTCAATCAAATTTTTTAGGTGCTAATGCTGGGTATGGTGCAACAGGTGCGAATTCTTCAAACTTTTTAGGTGCTAATGCTGGGTATGGTGCAACAGGTGCGAATTCTTCAAACTTTTTAGGTGCTAATGCTGGTTCAGGTGCAACGCAAGCTAATAATTCAATATTTATAGGTACTAGTGCTGGTAGAGGTGCTACAGGTGCAAATAATTCTATATTTCTAGGTTACCAAGCTGGTTATAATCTTGCTGGTAGTCCTAGTTATAATAATATAATTATTGGTAATAATGTTAGTTTAAACGCTGGTGTTATAAATAGAATTAACATTGGTGGTGTTCTGTTTGGTTCTGGTACTTATAGTGCTACTAGCGGTAATGCTAGTGTTAGTGCTCAAACAGAAGGTAGAATAGGTATTAACGTTGTATCACCAACACACTCATTACACGTTATTGGTGATACAAGATTACAAGGTGGGTTAACAGCTACTACAATATCTGCATCATCAACAATAAATTCTGGTACTCTTACAACAACTACAATAAATGGTTCTAATAACCAATCAGGTATCGTTGTTGTTGGTAGTAACACAGTTGGTGGGTCTGGTTATGTAGATTTCATAAAAGTCACAAATACGTCTGCTGGTGCAACAAATATAAATAAAACAATTCGTGTAAACAACACAGGTGGTTTAGAGATTGTTAATAGTGCTTACAGCAATATAGCTTTTAGTCTTACAGATGCTGGTGTATTAAATACTCCAGGTGGTGGTACATCTGATTTAAGAACTAAAAAAAATATAGAATATATTTATGATGAAAAAACAACATTAATTAAAAAATTAAAACCAGTTAAATTTGAGTTTAAAAATAATGAAAATATTAAAAGACATGGTTTTATTGCTCAAGACATACTTGAACTATACCCTGAATTAGTTTTAGGTAATGGTAATGAAGAAAATGGTGTGTATGGGTTAGATTATGACGGAATTTTATCATTAACAGTTAAAGCATTACAAGAAAGTATTATTAGAATAGAAAAATTAGAATCAGTTATAAAAGAATTAAAAAATAACAATAATTAAAAACAAAAATCATGATTGAATGTACAATTTGTACAATTTTATGGAACAACATCAAAAAGTATCTAACAGATACAACTAAAATCTTTTCAAAAGATTTTGTAAAACAAAATTATCATAAACACTTGGGTTATTCGCTAGTGTTAACTTTCTTTAGTATGTGGTTATTATTATCATATGCTCATTTGGCTGAGACAGGAATGCCTTTTCAATTATTTATTGGTGGGTTTGGAGCTTATGCTGTTAACTTTGTTAGAGAATGGTACTACGGTATTAAGTATGGTGCGCCATGGGACTTTACTGATTTAAACATGGGAAGTTACGGTGGTATCATCGGTGCTTTGTTAGCAGTGTTATTCACCATATAAGTCTTTTTTAGGTATACATGCTTCTCTAATTAGCTTTTCAACAAATTGAAACATCTTTAACCCATTTTCTTCACAATATTTTTTAAGGAGTTCATGAGTTATTGGTGTAATTTTTAAGTTTTTATCCCTTTTCATAACGCTTTTTACAATAAGTATGATAAAAGTATGAAAAAAATCATACTAAAAGTGATTATTATTTTTTTACAAACCCACTTTTGAAAAATCAATGATATTTATTATAAAACAAAACATTAAATTTAATAATATCACTTAAAAAGTAAAAAAATATGGCAACAAAAGTGTTCGTAAGTCCAGGGGTTTATACCTCAGAAAAAGACTTATCTTTTATTACCCGTCAAATTGGCGTTACAACTCTTGGTTTAGTTGGGGAGACTACAATAGGTCCTGCATTTCAACCAATTTTTGTAGGCAATTATGGCGAATTCCAATCTTTTTTTGGTGGCCAAAACGCTACTAGAGTAAAAGATAATGGGGCACCAAAATATGAATTACCTTATATCGCTAAATCATATCTTAGTCAATCTAACCAATTATTTGTAACTAGAGTATTAGGGTTTTCTGGATATGATGCAGGTAAAGCATGGGGTATAACATTACAAGGTACATTAGACCCTGATACTGTTGGGGTAACTTCATCAGGAACCACATACACTCCTATAATTTCATATACAGCAATAAGCGCTACTGATGAAGTTGTTAGTGTTGTTTCAAACGTACCTTTAATTCAACAATTATATAATGATGGTACTTTAGTAAATCCATTGAATATATTGGGTACTTTCAGTGCTACAGGTGATGTCGCATCTATAGATGTAGAGTACAAAAAAACAGGTGCTACTTATAGTGGTGTATCATTTAATTTATTCGTTAATTCAATCGGTACTACTGGTTTATACACAACTGGTACAACAACAGGTGCTACAGTTACTTATTCTGGTTCAGCATATTCTGATGTTGAAAATAAGTTGGTAACTTTATTACGTTCTAGAGGTACAATAAATTCAGCTACACAGTTACCTAACTTTGAAGTTAGTGCGGCTACAGGTAATTTAGGTTTTAACCCTACTTATACCGCTGCAAATAGTGACGCGTTAGGTGATTTCGCGTTGACTGGTACATCTAATACTCAAGGTGCTTTTAGTTATGTATTATCGTTTGATAAAACAAAACAAAACTACATTACTAGAGTATTGGGTAGAGAAGCTCAAGATGGAACAACAGCAATTTTTGTTGAAGAGTTCTATAACAATATGTTTACTGATTTAAACGCTGCTGAAAAAATAGCTGGTGTTAATTTAAGTTTAATTAACTATAGTGGTGAATTTTCAGATTATTTAAAAGAATACCAACCAGCAGTTACACCTTATGTAGTTTCTGAATTACGTGGTACTAACTTATTTAGATTATTTAGATTCTGGACAATATCAGACGGTAACGCTGCTAACGAACAATTTAAAATATCTATTAGAAATATTAATTTAGATTCTGGTGAATTTGATGTTGTTGTTAGAGGATTCTACGATACTGATGCTCAACCAACTGTATTGGAAACATTCAGTCGTTGTACTATGAGCCCAACATCTAATAATTACGTTGCTAGAAGAATAGGTACACTTGATGGTGAATACCCATCTAAATCATCTTATGTTCTTATTGAGATGGATACTGATTCAGATACTAGCGATATGGTTCCAGCTGGTTTCGTAGGTTTCCCAATTAGAGATTACCAAGAAAGTGGCAATATAACAGTTGTTAACCCTGCTATTGAGTATAAAAAAGCTTATGGTACATTTGAAAATAAACGTAAATATTATTTAGGTTTATCTGAAACTGTAGGTATTGATTCGGATTTCTTCGATTATAAAGGGGTTCCTGTAGGACAAAGTTATGATATGTGGACTGGTCTTACAAAAGGTTTCCATATGGACGTTAATGCTACTGGCGCTACAATCGACAATGTATTTGTTGTGATTAACAATAGTGGTGATACATATAACCCAATATTCTTATTTGATACTGGTGACGCTGCATTTAACAGTACTGCTGTAGCAGATGCTAATAATCCATATAATAAAATATATGCGCGTAAATTTACATTTGCACCTTATGGTGGTTTTGATGGGTGGGATATATACAGAACTAGAAGAAGTAACTTAGACTCATTCTTAATAAACGGTACTAATGGTGTTAAAGGTTTAAATAGTGAGGCTTTTAGTAATAGAACACTTACAAACGGTGATTTAGGTATTAATTCAGATTACTACGCATATTTAGAAGCTATTTGGACATTTAAAAACCCAGAAGCAGTTAATATTAATGTGTTTGCAACTCCAGGTATTGATACGTTTGATAACAGTAACTTAATTGAGGCTGCTATTGAAATGGTTGAAACTGATAGAGCTGACTCATTATATATTTTAACAACCCCAGATACAAATGCTGGTGGTGAGGTTATGTCAGCTGAAGAAATTTCAGATTTCTATTCTGATGGTTCTTTCGATAGTAACTACTCATGTACTTATTGGCCATGGATTCAAGTAAACGATACTGAAAATAATGTTTACATTTGGATGCCGCCAACAAGAGATGTAGTTAGAAACATCGCGTTAACTGACAACATTGCATTCCCATGGTTTGCTGTTGCTGGTATTCAAAGAGGTGATGTTGACTGTATTCAAGCTCGTAAAAAACTTACTCTTTCTGAAAGAGATGCGTTATACGAAAATAGAGTTAACCCAATTGCAACTTTCACATCAGATGGTGTTAAAATCTGGGGTAATAAAACTCTTCAAGTTAAAGAATCTGCTCTTGACAGAATTAACGTTAGAAGATTATTATTACAAGCTAGAAAACTTATCTCTGCTGTTTCTATCAGATTGTTATTCGAACAAAACGATAGTGTTGTAAGAAATCAATTCTTATCATTGGTTAACCCAATCTTAGATAACATTAGAGCTGAAAGAGGTCTTACAGACTTTAGAGTGGTTCTTTCAAATGACCCAGAAGATATCGATAGAAATCAACTTACAGGTCAGATATTCTTGAAACCAACTAGAGCGTTAGAGTTCATCCAATTAGAGTTCGTAATTATGAACACTGGTGCATCTTTCGATAACATCTAATAAAAAATAAACAAAACAAAAAGGCTTCCTTAGTGGGAGCTTTTTTTGTTTTATAAGATATTTATGTTAAACAACTATTATGAAGCTTATAATTACAGAAACACAATACAATAGACTTTTTTTAAACGAAGAAAAAGAAGTATCGTTCAATTTTGATAATA